ACAGCTTACGGGGCCGGGATCGGTCGTTGTTGGCGTTTCCAGAAGGTTCCGCGCACACCCGACTACCGGCACTCTGACGGGGGCGGGGTCGGTCATTGTCGGGTCGGCTAACCGCTCACCCGTTGCTGTTCCGCACACGACCACCGGAGCGTTGACCGGCCAAGGGTCTGCGGTTTCTGGAACCTCACGCCGATTCCGCGCCCATGCGACCACCGGAACCCTGACAGGCGCGGGCGCGGCCCTGTCTGGCACCGCCCGCCACAACACGCCACACCCGACCACGGGAACGCTGACCGGGGCGGGATCAACGATCTCTGGTGCGGCAAAACGCTTCGTTCCCCACGACACTACCGGAAGTTTGGTCGGTGCCGGGTCGGTGGTCATTGGTGCAGCGTTCCGTTCGGCGGGGCCGGTTCCGCACGACACGACGGGGACGCTGGTCGGGGATGGGGCGACGGTAACGGGCGCAAGCAATCGGCTCCGTGCCCACCCGACTACTGGGACGTTGACCGGGGCGGGATCGACAATCAATGGAGCAGCAGATACATCAACAGGCAGGATTTCTTCTGGCATTTTGATCGGCGCGGGATCTACGATTTCCGGCGATGCTTTGCGCTTCAGAACACACCAAACCTTGGGAGTTTTAACGGGCGCTGGTGCTGTTATTACCGGAGAAAGTCTTAAAACGAGCATTTTAATTACCGATTTTCACGATGGCGATTACCGCAAAGAGAAAATCAGTAAAGAAAGAAAAGCGCAAACTCGTCGCAGGAAACAGATTGAAGAGGCTTATGAATTACTGGTCGAAGCTCGGCCGGCAGTTGCAGCGGAAATAGTTGAACCCTATATTAGTAAAACACCAGCAAAAAACCCTGTGGATTTCGGCGCACTCTTAGCCGATTTGGACAGAGCGGAAAGGCTGTGGAGCGAATATCTTGAACTTGATGACGAGGAGGTTTTAATACTGCTATGAGATACGTTTCGATTAACGGTGAGTGGGTTCCGATAGGCCAAGTGGAGCGAACCCCGGCTGAAGGCGTGATGATTCAGCCAGATATCCAGCCGTATCAGTCGATGGCTGACGGCTCAATGATTACGAGCCGCTCCCAGCACCGGGAGCACCTAAAAAAGCACAATTGTTTTGAAGTCGGCAACGAGACTATGGAATCCAAGCCTGTAATCGTAAAAGACACCAGGCGCGAGGTTTTGCAGTCTCAGCTTGCCAATATGACCCATTCCCAAGCCAACAAGGTTTTGTCTAGGCTCAGGGATGACATTCGTTTCACCCGCAAATAACCCCCACAGGGAGCAAAAATGTCTGACCTAAATGAAATTGTCCCAGTAGAAAACGGCGATGCCCGCCGCGAGATGCTTGCCCAGCAATTCGACGAAATCGAAGCAAATCCCGCCCCCGCTGAACCGGCTCGGGACGATGCTGGCAAGTACGCCAAAGCTGAAACGCCCGTCAAAACGACTCCAGAAGCAGAGGTTCCAGAGGAACCCGTCTGGAAACGCCCACCGGCAAGCTGGAAAAAGGATTATCACGAGGTCTGGCAGACCGCCGACGATAGGCTGAAAGAATACGCTCATCAGCGCGAAGAACAGATGAAGGCGGGGATTGAGCCGCTTAAGTCTAAAGCCCAGTTCGCGGATCAGATGCAAGAAGTGATCGCCCCGTATATGCCGACGATTACCGGCCTGGGGATTGATGCTCCGAAGGCTGTAAAAGCCCTTATGGAAGCAGACCACATCCTGAGAAACTCGCAACCCGCTGAAAAACACCAATATTTTGCTAGACTTGCACAAAGTTACGGAGTAAATTTATCTGATGTCGGTGGTTTGCAACAACAGACTGCCGTAGATCCACAGTTTTACGCCTTGCAAAACGAGCTAAATTCGGTTCGCGGCGAGGTGATGGGCTGGAAACAGCAGCAAGAACAGCTACAGAACCAAGCCCTTCTCGGAGAAATAAACAATTTCTCGCAGAAGGCAGAGCATTTTGAAGAAGCACGGCCTGTGATGATCCAGCTCCTACAGAGCGGCGTTGCGACCGATTTGCAAGATGCTTACGACAAAGCGGTGCGCCTAGATCCGGGACTTTTTGAGACCGTTCACGCGGGCAAACAAGCCCAAGTTGAGCAGACAAAGAGAGCCGGAGCCGATAGGGCTGCGAAAGCAGCAAGGGCGGCAGCGGTGAGCGTCAGAGGCTCCACACCCGGAGCGGCTACTCAATCCAAAGCGCAAGATCGTCGGGCGTTGCTGGCAGAGCAGTTTGAAAACCTCAGCGAACGACTCTAACCACTTTCAAGGAGCTAAAACATGGCATTCGCCAATAGTTCTGTAAGTGACATCATTGCGACCAACATTCAAAGTCGCTCGGGTGAGCTTGCAGACAACGTAACGAACAACAACGCGCTCTTGCGTAGGCTGAAGGAACGCGGAAACGTGAAAACGTTCTCCGGCGGTAACGTCATCCTGCAAGAGATCATGTACAACGACAGCACGACGAATAACACGAACTCTTACTCGGGTTACGAAGTGCTTAACGTGTCGCAAAACAGCCCGATCTCGGCTGCTCAGTTCGGCATCACCCAGTACGCTGCGGCAGTCTCGATCAGCGGCCTGGAGATGATCCAGAACAGCGGCAAAGAAGCGATCATCGACCTGCTCGACGGTCGCATGAACGTGGCTGAAGCGCAACTTGCTAACCGTATCGGTTCGGATATCTATCTGGACGGAACCGGCAACAGCGGCAAGAACATCACTGGCCTCGGCGCGGCTGTGCCGGATGCTCCGACCTCTGGGACGTATGGCGGCATTAACCGCGCCACTTACTCGTTCTGGCAGTCGGTTGCTTATTCGGGCGTGACGAACGGTGGCTCAGCAACTTCAGCCTCCAACATCCAGCAGTACATGGACTCGTTGGCTGTGCAGTTGATTCGCGGAACCGACAAACCCGATCTGATCGTGGCGGATAACATTTATTACCGTCTGTATCTGCAATCGCTTCAGTCGATTCAGCGCATCTCTGACTCGGGCAACTCGTCTGCGGGTGCTGGTTTTGCTTCGCTGAAATACTACGGCGCGGGCATGGCCTCGGATGTTGTGCTGGACGGCGGTATCGGTTCGGCTGCGACTGCCTCGCATATGTGGTTCCTGAATACGAAATACATGATGTTCCGGCCTCATGTGGACAGGAATTTCGTACCGATCGGCGGCGAACGGCAAGCCGTTAACCAAGACGCAATTGTGAAATTGATCGGATGGGCGGGCAATCTTACGTCCTCCGGCCCGCAATTTTGCGGCGTTTTGATCGCTTAAAGGAGAAGCAAAATGGCTTTTACTATCATTGAAAACCAAGCCGGTCTGCTTCAGATCGCCACCATCGACACGGGTGTGACCTCTCCGGGCGGCGTTTCGTCCGGCTCGGCTACAGTTATCCCGTCCCCGCCCAACGTCCTCGGGAAGATCGTGCGCGCTGACGATCCGACTTACGGCGAAGGCGAATTCATCCTGCTCGTTGGGGTGGCTTCAACGGTTGTCGGTTCGCTGGTGTCGTACAACGCAACGACCTATCAGACGGTTCTGGTTCCTGCCACGGGAAACCAAGCCTGTCCGGTCGCTGTTGCCATGTCTGCTAACCTCGCTGGAACGTTCGGCTGGTATCAGATCGAAGGCAACGCGGTGGTCAAGAAGACGGCAGTTGCGGTGACTCCGCAAGTGACGCTGTTCCTGTCCGGTACTGCTGGTCGTGTCAAGGTTCTTGCCTCTGCGGGTCTCCAGGTTCTCGGGGCGCGTTCGGCAAACCTTGCAACGATTGCGGCTGGTACTTCGACGGTCACGGTGACGATTAACCGTCCGCACCTGCAAGGCCAGATCACTTAAATGGCTGAAGCAGTTTTAGACGTTGTTGGAAATACGGCCCCCAGCGTAATGCTGGGGAACGTAAAGCTGTCTTGTAAAAGGCAGCTTTCTTGGTTTGATTTTGATGAGAAGTCGAACGAGGAAAGCATTTGCATCGTCGGTGGTGGGCCGAGTCTTAGCGAATCGTTCCCACAACTGGCGGCGCGTTTTGAGAACGGCGCTCAAGTCTGGAGCGTCAACGGTTCATACGATTGGCTGCTGGAAAAAGGAATTGTCCCAGACGGTCATGTGATGCTGGATGCACGACCGGAAAACGTGCGGTTTGTGAAGAATCCAAAGCCGCAGACGCAGTTCTACATTGCCAGCCAATGTGATCCCTGCATATTCGACGCTCTGGAAGGCTTTAACGTCGATCTGGTACACGTTCAGACTGAAGGAGTCTACGAGTACCTTGAGGACGAGAAAGAGCGTCCTGTGCATCTTATGGGCGGTTTAACAACTGTTGGGATGCTGGCGATGGTTCTTGCGAAGCTGAAAGGCTATAAGCGCATCTACCTGTTCGGCATGGACTCTAGCTACTCAGAAGGGCAGCACCACGTTTACAAGCAAGAGTCGAACGATGGCGAAACAATCATCACGGCTTCGATCCACGAACAGAAATACAAGGCTGCTCCGTGGATGTGCCAGCAAGTGAAAGACTTCCAGAACATTGCGCGAGAATTCGCGCAGGAAGATGTGGTAATCGAGGTCTGCGGTTCAGGTTTGCTCTATGCAATGGCGAAAGCCATGTCTATTCCACTAACACAAAGGATCTAAAAAATGGCTATCCCTTCGCGTGTTCTCTCGTCCGGCAACTCCCCGCTGTCAACTATCAGCATCTGCGGTGATGGCGCAACGGGCCTCACGGCAACCGGCTCGGCTGCAAGCGATGCGCTGCAACTGTCGGCCTGCTACAACTCAATCGGTACTGCTGCTGCATCGACTGGCGTAAAGCTGCCGCCGACTGAAGCGGGCGCGATGGTTGTGGTTTACAACGGCGGCGCTTCGACCGTAGCCGTTTACCCGTTCAATACGTCCTCAACGATTAACGCTGGGGCCACAAGCCTTTCGGTTACAGCTACAACGCGTGTTCTGTTTGTCGCCACTTCCGCAACCACTTGGGTTTCGATTGCTGGTGCTTAATTTCCCCACAGGAGATAAAAATGCTTGATAGTGATATCGGTAACGGAGACCAGCACTTGCACGTTGAGTTCTACACCTACGACAAAGAGCCTTACAAGGATCGTCCTTTTGTGCGGATCATCGTCCCCGGTGACAAAACGAACGTTGTAGACCAGCCCGTCAGGGATGACCACAAAGCGCGGTTCCCGCGTCAATGGCTGCATTTCCAGATGCAAGGTGCGCCGCAAGCGATTGGCACTCCGTTGCAGGAATGGTGCAAGGATCAGCCGGTAGAGTTTACCGATTACCAGATGGCAGAACTGCAAATCCTGAAGTTCCAGACTGTAGAGCAAGTCGCCACGGCCTCTGACGCGCAGCTTCAGCGTGTTGGCATGGGCGCTACTGGTCTGCGGGATAAAGCGCGAGCGTATTTGCTGAACAAGAACCAGAGCGAGAGTTCTTCAGAACTGGCGAAAACTCGCACAGAACTGGAAGAACTCAAAGAACAGATGGCAGAACTGCTGGCAGAAAAACGCAAGCCGGGACGACCTAAAAAAGAGGTTTAGCTATGTCGAGCACGATGCTCCAGTTGGTGCAACAGGTAACGAATGAACTCGGGGTATCGACTCCCGCCTCTGTCGCCGGTAATACCAACCAGGACGTTGTGCAGATCCTCGCGCTCATGAACGCTTGCGGTTATGAATTGCTGCGTAAAGCTGATTGGCGCGAGCTTACAAAGCAGAAAATATTTTACACAGAGTACCTGACCACGACAGGAACGTGGACGACCGCAGCCCGAACGATTACCGGCATCCCAAGCACCGTAGGGCTGGACACGACTTATCAAGTCATCGGGACGGGCATCAACCAGAACACGTTTATAGCCTCGGTTGATTCTGCAACGCAGGTAACGGTCAATCAAGACTTCGCTGCCGCTGGGACGGCTGCAACGGCGTACTTCCAGAAGATGAAGTACGACCTGCCCAGCGATTACGAAAGCCTCGTTCCTCGCACGATGTGGGACAAATCCAAGCATTGGGAGATGCTCGGCCCTGAAAGCGCCCAACAATGGGAATGGCTGCTCTCTGGCTACATCTCGACCGGCCCAAGGATTCGCTGGCGCTTGCTGGGCGCGTATTTTCAAATCTGGCCCGGTTTCTCTAATGCCGAATGTCTGGGCTTTGAGTACAGATCGAACGGCTGGGCGTTGAGCGCAGCGGGTGCGGTGAAAACGAGCTTCACGGTGGACACGGATACCTGTATTTATCCCTCGCGCCTCATGGTTCTCATGACAAAGCTAAAATATTTTGAGGCAAAAGGCTTTGACACGACTGCAATGTTTAGGAATTTCGCCTACGAACTCGAAGCAGCGATGGCGCTGGATATGTCCTCTGCGAACCTGAGCTTCGCGCCGCGTCCGGGTAGTGTTTTGATCGGCTACGACAACATCCCGGATTCCGGCTACGGAGCGAACTGATGGCCCGTAATCTGGTTCAGGGAACCGCCGCCAGGGTTGCGTCTGTTCCCGCTCCCGTGGGCGGCTGGAATGCTCGGGATTCTATTGCGAACATGGACCCTCTGGACGCGGTCCAACTGACTAATTTCTTCCCCAGCGTGAGCAACGTTGTCCTGCGCGGCGGGTACATCCAATGGGTAACTGGAATCACAGGGCAAGTCGAATCGCTTATTAATTACTCAAGCGGCGCGGCGGATAAATTGTTCGCTTGGGCTGGAGGAAAAATCTATGACGTTACGTCTACAGGGGTCGTGGGCGCTGCGGTAAAGACAGGACTGACTAACTCCCGCTGGGAACATATAAACGTCACCACAGCCGGCGGAAGCTATCTGTACTGCGTGAACGGGGTCGATGCGCCGCTGCTTTACGATAATTCGACGTGGGAAAGCATCACCGCAATATCCGCAATTGCGATCACGGGCGTTACCACAACTACCCTCTCTAATATTGCGTTGCACAAGAGCCGCGTCTGGTTTATCCAAAAAAACACGCTGAAGGCATGGTATCTGCCCGTAAACGCGGTCGGTGGGGCTGCACAGGTGCTGGATCTAAGCGCCATTGCCAAGTACGGCGGAACGCTGACAGACCTCGACACATGGACGCTTGACGCTGGCTATGGCGTGGACGATAACCTTGTGTTTATCACCAGCAACGGCGAAGCCATCGTCTACAGCGGCACAGACCCCTCCAGCGCGAACACTTGGGCGTTGATCGGTGTCTGGAAGCTGGGTTCTCCCGTGGGGAATCGCTGCATGATGAAATACGGCGGCGATCTGCTGATTATCACCTTGGACGGCCTAGTTCCTCTGGCGGGATCATTACAATCCTCTCGCCTAGATCCTCGGATTGCGCTATCAAACAAAATACAAGGCGCGATTACGACTGCGGTGACAACTTACGGAAGTAATTTCGGGTGGGAAATTCTCTATTCATCCAAGAATAACGCGCTTTGGATCAACGTCCCCGTAAATCAAGGCTCAAGCCAACAGCAGTATGTAATGAACAACATCACAAAAAACTGGTGCAATTTTACTGGTTGGGAAGCAAACGTCTGGGAAACGTTCAACGACGATCCTTACTTTGGCGGCAATGGCTTTGTTGGCAAGGCTTGGGATGAAGACTATATCGACAATACGAACAACATCACGACCGTTGCGCTGCAAGCGTTTAATTATTTTGAGTCTCGCGGTGTAAAGAAATACTTTACAAGAGCGCGGCCTAGCCTGTTCACAAACGGTCTTCCCTCGGTAGCGGTTGGAATGAACGTAGATTTCGACCTTGCGGATACAACCGCAACGCTGTCGTTTTCTCCTAGTCCTGTGGCGATCTGGGACACATCTCTCTGGAATTCGTCCATCTGGGGTACTGGGCTGCAAATCACAAACAACTGGCAAGGGATTACGGGTCTTGGCTATTGCGGCGGAATTCAGCTAAAGAGCAGTTCTCAGGGTCTGCATATAGAGTGGGCCGCAACGGACATTGTGTACCAGAGCGGATGGGCTGGAATATAACCACTCGGGCAGGCGTGGGCCATTGGGTCGCAAAGCGAGTGCGTGGCGGGTATTTTGAGGGCCGATCTACCGCAATCGGGCTTGAGCGTGACGAGGAGCTTGTTGCTGGTGTGATCTACGAGAACTGGAACCACCGGAGCATCTGGTGTCACATAGCGGTTGAAGGAAGGCTGACGCCAAAGTACCTGGCGGCGATATTTGATTATCCGTTTAATGTTTGCCAAGTGGACAAGATTATCGTGCCGGTCGGAAGCGACAATGACGAGAGCTTGCGGCTAGTGAAAAAGATGGGTTTTGTCGAAGAGGGCAGAATCAAAGACGGTCGCCCGGACGGTGACATTGTATTTTTTACGCTGGCGCGGGATTCGTGCCGGTACACAGGAGATCGATATGGGAAAAGACTCACCCAGCCCGCCCGCTGCGCCTGACTACGCTGGAGCGGCAACGGCCCAAGGTGCGGCGAACGTTGAGACTGCCCGACTTCAGGGGCGGATGAACAATCCCAACATTTCCGGCCCGCTTGGAAGCCAGACGGTAACGTTTGGAACGCCGAGTTTTGACCAGGCGAATTACGACAAAGCAATGTCGGCGTATCAAGCCAGCCCGCGTGGGGCGGTTCCGATGCAGAACCAATTCTACACAGAGGAAGGGGGGTTCGATACCGCTGGCTATCAGAATGCAATGAACAAATGGGCGGCAGGGACGAACGCGCCCACGAGGGAGCAATACACAACCACCACGGGCGGCGACCAGCCAACGATTACGCAGACGCTGACCCCGCAAGCGCAAGCCACGCTAGACGCTCAACAACGCGTTCAGCGCTCTCTGGCAGGGTTGGGTGAGCAAGGGCTAGGGACTGCCAGCAGAGTGCTTGGAACTGGGTTTAATCCAAACCTCGCAGGGCTTCAGACAAACCTCGGCAATGCTGGGCAGATTTCCCAAGCGCCGGATCTGAGCAGATACGGCCAGGCAAGCGGAAACGTCAACGCGGGGCAGATTTCGCAAGCGCCAGAACTTAGTGCGTATGGCATGGCTCAAGGCGGGCCGCAGAGTGGGCAATACGGATTTGCGGGCGCTGGCCCACAAGCTGGGCAATACGGCTATGCAGGGGCAAACGTCAGAGCAGGCGCAATCAATCAAGGCCCGCAAGCCGGGGATTTTGGCAATGCACAGGGAAATGTTGCCGCGCCGCAGCTACAAAATCAGATAGACACCTCGGGCGTTGGCAACGTCAACTACGGCCCACAAACAGGTCAATACGGACTTGCAAGCGGTGGCCTGAATACGAGTAACGTAGCCGCCATGCCTGTAAATGCAGGGATGACGGGCCAGCAAGCAATTATGAGCCGATTGGCTCCGCAGCTTGAAAAGTCTGATGCAGCGATGCGGCAGAGGCTTGCGAACCAAGGTTTGGTCGCTGGTGGAGAAGCGTATGAGAACGCAATGTTGTCGCAAAACCAGCAAAAAAACGACTTGCTGAGCCAGGCTGCGCTGCAAGGAATTGGACTTGATACTGCCGCAAACAATCAAGGATTTAACCAGGCGCTGCAAGGTGGACAATTCGGCAACCAAGCTATCGCGCAAAACTTCAACCAAGCACAGGCAGCGCAAGCCGCACAAAACGCAGCGCAGAATCAAGCATTCGGGCAGCGGGTTCAGTCTGGTCAATTCGGCAATCAAGCGCAGCTTGCGAGCTTTGGCGCTGGTATGCAGAACGCGGGGCTTTTCAACAGCGCGTTAAATCAGAATCTGAATACTGCTCTGGCAACGCAACAAGCGCAGAACGCAGCACAGCAGCAAGGTTATGCTCAACAAATGGGTGCAGCGGGGTTGCAAAACCAAGCAATCGGGCAAAACTTTGGGCAAGGTGTGACTGCCCAGCAATTGCAAAACGCTGGCATTGGTCAGAATTTCGGGCAAGGACAAGCCGCAAACGCTGCCGCAAATCAAGCGGTTAATCAAAACCAACAAGCCGCACTTGCACAATATCAAGCGCAGCTAGGTGGTCAGCAGCAAGGGTTTGGGCAAAATGTCACGCAGCAGCAACTGGGCAACCAAGCCATCACCCAGAATCAGCAGGCTGCATTGCAGCAGCAACAAGCCGCACTTGCCGCGCAGAACCAGCAATTTAACCAAAACTTGCAAGGTGGTCAGTTCGGCAATACTGCCCAGCAGCAAAGCCTGCAACAGCAGCTTGCGTTGCGTAATCAGCCGCTGAACGAGATCACCGGACTCATGGGCGGATCACAGATCCAGATGCCGCAGTTTCAGGGCTATCAGGGCAGCAACATTGCTGCGGCTCCGGTCTTTGCTGGAGCACAGGCTGCTGGACAAGCTGCAATGGATCAGTACGGGATTCAGTCCTCTAACGTAAACGCGCAGAATGCAGGGCTGTACAACCTTGCTGGTGCTGGGTTGATGGCGGCTAAGTTTAGCGACCGCCGCCTTAAGTCAAACATTGAACAGGTTGGCACACATCCGCTCGGGATCGGCATCTACGAATACGACATATTAGGGAATCGTGAGCGCGGTGTGATGGCTGACGAGGTTCTGAACGTGATGCCGAATGCCGTGTCGGTTCACCCGTCTGGATTTATGCAGGTTGATTACGGGATGCTGCAATGAACGAAACCTACAACTTCAACCCAGACGAGAAGCGTATGGCCCTGGCTGCGCTGTTACAGAACTCAGCCAGCCCGTATCAGCGATACAAAGGGCCGATGGGATCTCCTTCATCTGCTGGAATGATGGGCAGTCTGGGTGAGATGATGAAGAACATGAAACGCTCCCAGTTTCAACAAGCCCCTGTCGAAGATCGGTCTACGACTTACGACCCCGCTTCGCAATACATAAATTACGAGGGTTGAAAATGGCTAATCCTACAGTTGCCTTCAACTTGCCGAGTCCGTACCAAACGGATTTGGACAAGATCGCCCAGCAGCAGAAGATGGCTGAACTGCTTCAAGCGCAATCGCTTCAACCATCCGAGCGATATAGCTACAAGGGGATTGAAGCGCATACCCCTGTGACTGCCGGCCTTGCGAAGATGCTGCAAGGTTTTACTGCCATGCAGATGCAGGAAAAGGGGCTAGAGGAGCAAAAGGCTCTTGGAGAGCGGTATCGCAGCGATCAATCGGCTGATTTTACTAACATTGCAAAAATGCTTTCTGCGCCTGCGGTTGCTGGACAAGCTGAAGTCCCGGCACGGATGGCAGAAATAGCGCCCGAAGAAAGGGCGCAGTCCGCAGACTACGGTACGCCGTTGCCTGGAGCCGCCATTCCTGCTGTTCCCGCTCGTCGCGCAGGACAAATTGACCCGGAAATGATGGGGCAAGCTAAAACGCTTGAAGGGCAGCAAATGTTAATGGCGCAGCTTCTTTCTCAGATGGGGCCAGAAAAACTAACGGAAGTTAGTAAAGGCGGAAGTCTTTATAGCCCAAGAGAAGGAAAAGTTGTTTTCACAGCGCCTGTTGAACAAAAATTTGGCACAACTCCATCAATCGAAAAAAGTGATACCAGCCCAACTGGTTATATTGGTGTCGTATATAGCGATACTGGCGAACGCAAAGTTACTGGCCCTATAAACCCAGTAAACCAATTCACCACCGGAACGGTCGATGCTGGCGCAAAACTGAAACAAAATCGTGAAATATCCGACCGTGCGTTTAATGGCTTGTCTGCAAATCAAAGAGCACAATTGCAAAATGACGCGGCACGGCTTGGAATTAGCGCACAGCAGTTGTTTTACGACACAGGCTTAAAAGGTGGTGGTGGCGCAGCATTGCCACCACCGGGCGCGGTTCCACAGCAAGCACCGCAAGTGGCCTCACAAGGCGCGGTTCCACAGCAAGCAATGCCGACACAAGGTGCTGCTGCACCGCAGCCTGTGGTTCCGACTGCTGCACCGCAACCGGGCGCTATGGTTCCGCAAGGAGCGGCCCAGACCGCACCATCAAAAACTGGGGCGTTGGGTTCTACAGCAAATAATTCAGCCAGCACACAAGTTGTTTCGCAATCTTTGAATAACCGTCCAATTCCTCAAAAATTGTTGGATTTAGCAGCGGCAGAAAAACTTAAAGGTACAGGCGCAAATGAAAACACTTTGCGTGATGAATATAACAATTTAACAAAAGATTTTAGAGTAGTCCAAGACGCTCACGAAAAAATAAAAAGCGTTGCAGCAACAGGCGCTGGCGATATGTCTTTGCTTTATAGCTTTGTTAAATTGCTTGATCCGGGTTCTGTTGTAAGGGAAAGCGAATTTGCTGCTGCTGCGGCTTCTGGTTCTTTTGGTGAACGCATACAAGGCGCAATGCAAAGGGTGATAAGCGGTCAAAGGCTTCCTGACTCATTAAGAAATGATTTTATCCGCGAAGCTGATAATCTTTACACATCGCAAAAGAAAGGAACAGATAGATTGACCGCTAGTTACACAGGTATGGCTAAAAGGATGGGATTAAACCCAGAAAACGTTATTGTTGATTATGCTTCTAAAGCAGGAACTGCCATGCCTCCCTTGTCTTCTTTGGTTGAAGGAAAAACAACCAATTTTGATAATGGTCAGTCATGGACATTGCAAAATGGCAAACCTGTACAGGTGAAGTAATGGGCGATTCTTGGAAAGTAATATCCGTAACGCCAACTGCTGAGCAACCTAATGTTGAACAACAGAGCCAATTTTCTGAGTCTGTAACTCAACCAAGCAATTGGAAAGTTGTATCGCAGCAACCTAACAAGCCATTGTCTTGGGCTGATGTTCCTGGGCAAATGATTAAAAATTTGCCATCAAGCGCGATGAACTTTGTTGGCGGTATGACGCAAGCTGTTATGCATCCAATAGATACAGTTTCAGCATTGGGCGATGTAGCTGCTGGTGCGCTTAAAAATATTGTTCCAAAACCTATTGCCGATTTTATAGACAGATTTGACGCAAATCCTGAGGCCGCAGATCGCGCCGTAAATGCGGCAAACGCAATGGGAGGTCATTTCAAAGAACGATACGGCAGCGTTGACGGTATTAAAACAGCATTAGCTAAAGATCCCGTTGGCGTTGCTGGCGATCTTTCCATGTTGTTATCTGGCGGCGCTGCTATTGCGCCACGCGCTGGCGGCATAGCGGCTGGGTTAACAACAGCGGCAAATGTTACAAATCCAGTAACTGGATTAATTCAAGGTTTAAAAGCGGTTGGCCCAACGGCTGCTTTAGTGTCTAAGCAAGGTCTTGGCATGGCAACCGGCGTGGGCGCTGAAAACGTTGGGACGGCGTTCAAAGCTGGTAAAGAAGGAACCACCGCTTTTCTAGAAAACATGGCGGGACGGGTAGCAAAGACTGATGTGTTAGATCAAGCTCGGCAAGCTCTTGCTAATATGAGAGCAACAAGGTTGCAAGACTACAAAACAAACATTGCAACAACTGCTGCAGACACAACCCCGCTAAAATTTGGCGATATTGATACCGCGTTAAATGACGTTACTGCTAGCTTGCAGCAAGGCGGTCACTCCAAAATAGGTGCAGCAGAAACAGCCAAAGTTAAAGAAGTAACATCAATTATCAAAGAATGGCGAAATGATCCAGCCGCGCATACTGCACCTGGATTGGATGCGCTTAAACAAAGGCTCGACGCTGTTTATCCTGAAAGCCCAGTACACAATCAAGCGCAAAGAGTTATTACAACGGTACGAAATGCAGTAAAAGATACCATCGTAAAACAGTCGCCAGAATATGCTTCAACAATGAAAGCATACGAGGAAGCGATTAGCCTTGAAAAAGAAATAGAACGTGCTCTTTCTTTAGGGCAAAAAGCATCAGCAGATACTGCACTAAGGAAGCTAACTTCTCTAGGCAGAAACAACGTCAATGCAAATTATGGATACAGGCTTGATCTTGCAAAAGCATTAGAACAAGGCGGCAATGCAGACTTGATGCCAGCGATTGCTGGGCAGACAATGAGTTCGTGGACACCGCGAGGCTTGACTGGGCAATTGGGTGCGCCAGCAACAGCGGGGGCCGCTTTAATGGGCAGTCCGGCAATGGCTTTGGCGTTGCCGTTTATGTCGCCAAGGTTAGTAGGAGAGGGCGCTTATCGGTCAGGCCAATTGGCAAATCTATTGCAAACTGGAGCAAATAAGGCTGCTGCGCTTCCAGGCGTAAGCCAAGCAGCCGCATTAGCAAGCAAAATCCCAATGACAAGCGAACAAGCTAGACTTGCTGCTTTGCTTGCATCTCAAGCGGGTACAGCAACCCAACAGCCAGCAAAAAACGAAAGGTAAACTTATTATTTATTTAACTCTTCTTGCATTGCCATGAATTATTCTCCAAATATGAGAATAAGAAACCCCGTATTTTCTGGAGAGCAAGGTTTTTGTTTCCTTGCTAGAGCGGACGGCATCAATATCTTTTTGCGTCAATCTGCCATTCCAATGATCTGTGCCGTAGTTATGGCGCTTTTTGTTTGCTGTGTCAGTATTGTTTTCTCCTTTGGTCGCTACGCGCAAATGCTCTGGATTGACGCATGGAGGATTATCGCAAGAGTGCATAATCACCATGCCTTGAGGTATTTTCTTTCCGGTAAAAAATTCATAAGCGTATCGATGAGCGCGAATCTGTTTTTCTCCCGGCAGCAAAAATATGCCGTATCCGTATTCGTTTCTGGTTCCTGTCCACAGCCAGCAAATGTCCGTTTTGTTAATACGCCGCTCAAACACATCTTGAGGGCCAAGCAATGGGTAATCGTTCAGATTTCCAAGTGTGCGAGTTTGGTTGTAGCATTTCCTGCAAAGTTTTCTACCAACGGCCCCGTCAGAACCGCACCGAACGCAACTTATATTTCCCCGAAACTGGTATGTCATAGAGCCTCCATAAAAGAGCCTCTAATTTATGCCTTATATATGGAGGTGTCAAATTAGCTACAACGGCAGCGGCACGTTTTTAATCAACAGCGCGGGTCAGCCTGTTGTCCCCGGTACAACGATCACCACGACCGCGTTTAACGCGCTCACAGCGGATCTGGCCTCTGGACTAACGACAGCGATGACGAAGGACGGGCAGACCGTTCCGACAGCCAATATCCCGATGGGCGGCTTCAAGCTCACCGGCCTGGGCGCTGGAACCTCGGCTACGGATGCGGCGCAGTTCGGGCAGCTTCAGAACGCTCCTGTCGCAACGCTGATAACGGTTGCGGGTGCTGACACGATTACCGGAACTCTGGTGCAGACGCTGACAGCGTATGCAACGGGGCAGCAATTCTCATTTGTTGCTGCGGGTACTAATACGACTGCGGTTACGCTGAACATTGACGGCCTTGGTGCAAAAGCCGTAACGCGAACCGGGGCGGTCGCTTTGGCTGCTGGCGCTTTAGTTTCGGGTCAGATGGCAATCGTTGAGTATGACGGGACACGGTTTCAGCTAATCAACGCAAACGCTTTTACTAATTTGACGGTTTCGGGTGCGCTGACTGTCGGGACGACTTTAGCCGTCACCGACGTTGCCACCCTAACCGCGCAGCCGATCCTGTCCTCGCTGACCGCCTCCCTGCCCGTGTTCTCGGACGCATCGAAAGGTCTTGTCTCCAACGCGATGACCGGCACCGGCTCGGTGGTTATGTCTGCCTCCCCGACATTGACGGGAACGATTGGCGCTGCGAGCCAGACTCTTTCGGGATCGCTGACGGTTGGGACGACTTTGGGTGTGACCGGCACCAGCACGATGGCGG